TCCGGCGTCTGTGGATGAACCTGACTGCTGCTCGGCATCGTTCCGTAGTTCGGAAGCTTCCTGCCCGGACGTTCCAGACTGACTTTGTACCTGCTCTGGCCTACGTGATCCGGCATCTTCTTCAGGCTCATCTGAATCGCCATTGTCTTCCTCCTTAGATTCGTAAAGCTTTTGCGCTCTTGCTAGATCATCAGAGCCTTCTGGATATGCCTGATATGTCCGGGCAAGATAGTTAATAGCATGTTGGATATTAACAGCATCGCCGGTCAATTGGCATACACCATTCAAAAACTTATACTTACCAAAAACACCGCTTTTACCTTTGTTGATTCCGGTAAGCACCATATTTACTTTAACTGCGCTCATACGTTGTCTCCCTTTTTAAAGACAGGCCCGTATGTTTCAACGGGCCTTGATTACTCATCTGGATTTCAGTTCGTAAGCGACTGTTGGAATCGCAACGACATCAGCAGGCATGTCCAACGTGATAGCATCACCAGCGGCTCCGCCATCAGTGATAGCTCCGACAAAAGGTGTGTACGACTCTTCACCCCAAGGCGGGATATAGTCAACCGCAATCTGATGATCACCAACACTGTCGACACCACCAGCAACAGTCAGCACGTTACCTGTAGCGTCATACGAGGCATTACCGATAGTACCTGTTGCATTCAGTGCCGTGACCATAGCGTTAGCCAGATCATCCGGTGCATCGGCAGCACCGCCGACAACTTCAACCGTTTCGACAGGCAGGCGTTGGTTTGGGCTATACAGCTTGATACGGAACGTCCAATTCTCCAGATCCGCAGCAGCCGTAATTTCAGTCACTGACACCGCATTGGTATCCTGCCACATCGAATCAGCATCAGGACTTCCGCCGAATCGTGCAGCAACCGCGTTACGAGCATTGGCTACACTGTCAGCTTCAACAACCATAGAGTCGAAACCACCATACAGGGCCGCACCCGGAACTTCTTTATTTTTCTGAACAAGATAAACTGCCATTTTTGCAATCTCCTTAACGTGTGTTGATAAAGGAAGGGGCGACTTATGCCACCCCTTTAATCCTTATTTAGTTAGAGATACCCGGAGCGCAAGCCAGTCCCTTTTCAGAGAACAGGGCAAGGCCACTGTACCACTTCACACGCCAGATACGTTCGTCCTTGTCCTGATGCTCACCGACATCCACGACTCGCATTCCAGCCGCTTCTTCGGCAGTCAGACCAGCCAAACCATGCTGGCGGGAGCCATCGTCCAGCGTACCAGCAAAGATGGTGGTAGCTGCAGTTTCAGTGCCCTTGGTCTGATTCAGCGGAATGTAGTCATTACGGAAGATCGGAACACCACGATAGGCCGAAACTTCCTTACCACTCGGCAATTCGATCACATCGTTGATGCTGGCACCGCCCAGTCCACGAAGCAGCGAATTGTAGCTACGAATGGTACGGGCATTCATGGTGAAGTAATCAACTTCTCCATCCTTGTCCACGACCAGATCCATCAGTTCGTCCAGAATCTCAAAAGACAGAGCCGAACCGTTCGTGCCGGTATCCACTTCCTGCCCACTGGCGCACAGCGAAATCAGGCCGGGGAAGGTGAAGTCAGTGCCATCACCATTAATCAGCATATCCTGATACTTACGACCAGCCGACTTCGCCTTGGAAGCGATCTGAGTAGCAGTCTGGTCAGTGTCGTCGGAACGAGTCGCCTGAATCAGACCGTTAACTTCAGCATCACCAAGGATGGTGGTCAGCGTGGAAGTAACCTGAGTGAAGGTAGCCGGATCTTTGGCGGCAGCACGTTCGATACTATTCGTGCCAGAGGCACCACTTCCGATAGTACCGTCCGAATCACCGATACCAGCCGTGGCAACCGGACCCAGAGCGTTTTCACGATTGTAGGCCAGCGCGTTGCCGGAGATACCTTCGAAGGGCAGAACTTCGAACATACGGTTGACAGTAATCACGTTTTCAATGACACCGGCAAGCAGTTCGTCCTGCGCGAGTTTTGCGGAATCCGCAAGAGTAACAGTAGACATATACAGCCTCCTTTTTATTTAGTTTTTACGATCTTTGTCTGAGGCGTAGATTCGACTCTACCTATCTCAGCCCCTTCGGATCGCCCTATGGAGGCTTTACTCCCCGACATGCGAAAACGTCTATTTAGACGCTTTTACAATACTTGTATGTTTATTATATAACGAAATGGAATATCAATGTCAACCCTTATGACAAAAAAAGCCCACCGGGATTCCCGATGGGCCTTCCGATCCGCGTTTTGAGGTATCATCCTCCGGGGTAGTAGAGGTTGATTTTACGGACCCTATCCCCGCCTGCGAGGGTGGCTGCATGAGTAGCCGTAACAGGCTGGATTTATGCAGGTGTTACAAAGTACACCGCCTGCTGGTACTGATAGCCGCTATCCAGAGCTATCTGATGAAAACTTAACGACGCTGACGATTTGCCAAGCCAGCAGAAATCTTCTGATTCGAAGACTGTTTTTCTCCCGAAGATGGCTTCTTTTGACCTGTTCCCGGCTGAGATCCACCGCCACTTGGCGTTTCGCTTTCGAAGGCCGACTTGAACTCATCCATCGTCTTCATTTCAGCGATCAGATCCTTCACGCCCATGTAGCCACCTTTACCATCAGTACGGAAATCACCGTCCTCATCCAGTACGCGCACTTCATAGACCGGAACACCATCGTCGTCATTGCCCGTATTAACCACTTTCGTCATGTCGCGGATATGCGGCATCAGCAACCGGGTGTTACCCTTAGCTGCAGCCAGTTCGGATTCAGCCGTACCCTTGATCATGATCTTCTCAAGCGCCTTGTCACGAGCGCCGATTTCCTTGTCCTTGGCACTAACAGCTTCATCCTGCTTACGCTTCATCTCATCTCGAACCTTATCCAAGTCAACGTTAAGCTGCTCACCGTTCTTGGCCTTGGTCTGAAGATCAGACAAAACATTTTTAACAACATTCGGGATCTCTTCATCGCCAACGTCAAAACCAGCCTCAGTGATAATACTCTCAACTTCCTTCAGGGCATGACGACGAGTTTTAGCCTCTTCGTTGGCCTGAGATTTGGCGTTACGTTCTTTATTCAGAGCCTTGGTAGTACCAGCATAAGCATCGACAAGCGGCTTAACACTGTCGGCAATCTGGTAGCCTTCATTAGTCTGTTCATAAAGACCCTGAAATTCTTCAGGTACGTTGTTGATATCCTCAACAGTTTGATTTTCTTCAAAATCGAATGGCATATTTTAATTCTCCCGTAGTGTCTCACTACTCAGTCTTTGATCCATCGTCGGACGACAGACCTTTCCTTTAAATTTCTTCAAATTGAGCGTCAATGACCTCGTTTTGAAGACGTTTTTGTTCCTCTTGATTTTCAAGAGTCTTACTTTCCCAGTCATCAGAACTTTGGCTGACAACTGGCAAAATCGCTACACCATAACTTCCCGGTGTAATGTTAATACCGCCTTGCTTGTTCTTCTTGAAGTCCTCGCTCTTGGCGGCAAGAATTTCCTTGAGCAAGTCATCCGAATACCGGGTTTTGTACCCGACAATCTTGCCCTGATGGTATACAGGTTCCTGTACACCATCCACGGCTCTGCGAATGGCTTCCTCTTCAAATCGGTCAACAGCCGCTTCCATTGCCTCATCGCACTGGATCTTGAACATCTTGTCCTTTCTGTACCAGCGCCGGAAATAGGTACTGTTCTTGTGACCAAGAGCCTTGGCTGCGGCGAGAAAATTCCCGGTACGCGCCAACAGGTCAACGAATAGTTCTCTTTTCCATTCGCCTTCTAGGTCACACGGATTTTGAATAGCCGGATCAGTTCCGGTATTGCCCATCATCTCTTACACCACCTATGATGTTGCGTTGTCCAGTTTATTATCTGTCCATCATTTTTGGACAGGTATCTATTTTGGACAAAATATGCTTCTGCTTCAAGCCTTTTTCTTTTAAAACAGCTACTAAAATCTTTTCCGTTGATATCCTGCAGAAAGTGAACTATCTCATGAATCTTGCAAGCTTTGCTGTGAATAGGATCTATAAATTTAGAACTTCTTGAAAAAATTAGTGTATTAGAATGGTGATCATAGTACCCACAAACAAGCAGATGCTTAGTATTGTTAATCTCTTGACGGATCGCCGCGTCACTTCGACTAACGATTTCAGGGCGTCTTTCTGTCCTGTCATATCTTGAATACTCCGCTGCTAGGTCAAAAAGTTCCTCAATATTTTGCGTCTTTGACGCTTGGACGATTGGCAAGGCCATCATTGTGATAATGGATACTGCCAAAGCTTTCCTTACAGTAGATACATTCAAAATTGCTACCCTCCAATGACACTTCGAGAACGTGCTGCCCTTGCTGACACTTTCTCCGATTTTCAAGATATTTATTGGTTATAAGCTTGGGATCTCCCGACATCATACATCTTCCTCATGAACGTTAATTATTATCCCAATAGTCTGTGCAGAATTGGATACATTAGTTATTCTTAAAAGATACTTTGTATTCTTCTGCAGTACAAACTCATCCCGATCTTCTGCAGCCATGCCTACTGAAAAATTATTACCTGTTCCACCCGGATTGAATGTCTCAAGTTTATTGCTTCCTATCGTATCAACAGTGGGGGGCATGGAAATAACTTGTTTCAAATTGAGACTCATTGTAAAGTCTGCTTCTGTTCACAACCGGAATAGCTGTGCCATCATTACTCGTTGTGGTATTTTCGTATAAATCAACAAGGCAATCACCACCTGCTGATATACCAATCCTTACATGAGGAACTTTAAGATTATCTGTAACAATTAAGATATCAACAGTTCCACCATTAGCTATGCCTGTAAATCGTCTTGTAACCGAATACCTTTCGCCACGGCGAATCTTGTTCAGTTCATTTGAGGATACAATCAGTCCTCGACCGTCTTGGTTAATATCTGCAAATTGAAGCGGATCTTCTCCTAGAATCTTGATTGCTCTTACAGGTAGCCTGCCAGCAAACGGTTCGTCACTATCAGCCATTGTCCTGATCTCCCATTAACCACGTCCACAAGGCTTTCCAATAACTGCCTTCATAAATCATGAACGAAAAACAAGGTTCTCCCATCTCATCTTGACTGACTACAATAGGCATGTAAGAAGCTATTCCGTAGAGCGTGTTGCAGTTGAGACAGAACACTCCCGGCATACCAAAATAGATAACCTTTTTCAATTCGCTGTCTTCACAGTTACTGCATGTTTCTGGTTTCATCATCTTATTCCTCTCGTTTTCTACGACGCCGTTCAGCTTCAGTCTCACGAACATTGGCCTCCCGGTCAAAGTCAGTTGACAGGACACCAAGCCGGATAAGTTCATCGATATAACGTTCATGAGAAATGTCGCCGTTATTACGGGCCATGTTAAGAGCGTCCATCTGTCGGGCCTGTTCAGCCGACATAGAAACGTCTTTATTGATTCGAACACTGCCACCATCGTCCTTTTTCCAGAACATTGCCGTATACTTCAAGGCTGTCTGTACGGCATCCTCGAATCGTACAACATAATCAAGCAACTCACTTGTTGCCTCTGCCGAATCCAACGCACGAGCCGTAGCCGTTGAATTGCCCGGTCTGTTCTTCAGGAACTCGGCACCATAGGAAGCCATCGTTTTTTCAAGATATTCCAGATCATTCCATCCTTCCTTAATGGCACTTCCTCTATGTTCAACATAGTAATATTTACCATTCGGTTCACGCATGGAAAGAAACTGGCGCGGCCCAATCTTCATTTCATTCTGAGTCCGTTCAGTCATGCCCGATGCGGCCAACATCGGGAACCGCGCCACCGTCAGAATATTGATCTGATCAGAGTTGGACTGCCAGTGGCGAATATTAAGGTGTGCAAGGTCATCTAGCGGCGGTTTATCCCCCGATCCCGCCTTGAAGTCCACAATGGGAATTTCCTGCAGGTCCGTTTCAAATTCCCTGTGTTTATACCATTTTTCTTCTTGTCCCTTGGTATCCTTAACTCGCCACAGTTCTACTTTTCCGGGTTCCATGACCCGTATTTGTTTGACAAAAACTTCCTCAAATCCCTGCCGTTCAACGAAACTATCGTCAACCCGGACATGTGTATACTTCTTTTTACCATTTACGATCTCATAGTAAACAGCGATTACATCTTCAGTGCGGTACAGCTTCCAGTATGGCCTTCTGCCTTCCTTCTCATCGTCTGCGAGTGTTCGGGTTCTTTCGTTACCCTGATCATCGTATTCATCATCGTCTGAAGGGAAGTCCACCAGAAGATAGCCATGAAATTTTGCCAAACCTTCACTGAACCAGTCTCTGCAGACGGTTGTTATGCCGTTACCACAGAGATCAATGTCGTCTTCTATATTTTTGATTTCATCGGGAACATCGTCTTTGAGGATTACAGGTTCTGAAAAAGGTCTGCCTACCAACGTCTTCAACGTAATGTCGATCATATTGTGAAGCACGTTGCTACTGAGCCTGTCGTTATAGTTCTCGATCGTTTCCTCGGCGTGTTGAGGCAGGAAGGTTGAGCCAGCATCACGCATGGCATCAGTTCCGCC